GCTTATGGTAATTCACTATTAGTAAGTCGCGCTGCTGGCACTGGCACTACAGCCAATGATTCTTTCTCCGCTGTCGCTGATAACACTGGCGCAGTAGCTACAGCTGTTGCAGCTAACACTTATTCTGGTGCTAATGTCCAGAACGGATTCTTTATCAGCAACGAAGATGATTATAACAATTCTTCAGCTAATGGTAACTTTGCTGCTAACACAACTTTCAAGTATGTCGCTCGTTATCCTGGATCATTAGGTTCTAGCTTGTCAGTATCTCAGTGTGATAGTGCTACTCAATATTCTTCAAACTTAGTTAATGTTGCAAATACAACCTTTACTATTAACTCGAATACTGCAACATTCGTATTTACTGACTCCGCTGCTAATCTTCAGAGTGCAACTGTCACAGCCAATCTAGCTTCAACTATCGCCTGGAATGCACTTACTGTTGGTGACTATATTACTGTTGGTAATAGTACTATCGGTACTCAGAATCTTCAGTTATCTTCTAAGGGTTCTATCCCAGTATTCTTCTCTAATGTCGGAACGATGAGCACAAATACGACATTAACAGCATTAACTAACACAGCAACGATTACTGTTGGCATGTTTGTTTCTGCTAATATTACAGGTATGCCCGCAGGTGCTACTGTAGCCAGCATTGTAAACTCTACTGCTGTAACACTAAGTGCCGCTACAACTGCTACTGGTTCAGCTAACCTACACTTTGCTGATGAAACACTAGAAATCTCCTTCTACAGCCCATATACTCTATCTTCAACCTTTACACCTGGAAATGCTAACGTCATTGCTCGTCTCTGGGAACATTATGGTTCTGCTCCTGCAGCTCCTGGCCAGTCCACTTATGTATCAACATACGGCAACACTTCTGCTAATGATGAACTGCATGTTGTGGTTTCTGATGCTCTTGGTCAGATTACCGGTACTCCTGGGCAGGTTCTAGAAGTATTTACTGGTCTATCACGTGCTACAGATGCAAAAACTACTGATGGCTCAACAAACTACTATGTGGATGTAATCAATAAGAGTTCGGAGTATGTTTGGTATACAAACCATCGTCAAACGAGCGCTTATACTGCTAATGCTGCTCTAATTACTTCACAGTCAAATACAACACCAATGACCATCCAGTTCGCTGGCGGTCAGGACGGTGCTGCTGAAACTGCTCCAGTAATTGGCGCTATAACAACTGCTTATGACTTATTCAAGTCAACTGAAACTTCCTCTGTTTCTCTACTTCTAACAGGTAAGTCAGACGATACAAATACAACTCAGTTAGCTAACTATGTAATTCAGAACATCGCCCAGCCTCGTATGGATTGTGTTGTGTTCGTATCACCTAATAAGTCAACTGTTGTTAATAATGCTGGTAACGAAGCTACCTCGATTGTAAGCTTCCGCAATAGTCTAACGAACTCCTCTTATGCTGTTCTAGATTCTGGCTACAAGTATCAGTACGACAAGTACAGCGACATCTATCGCTATGTCCCACTAAATGGTGACATTGCTGGTCTATGCGTTTTCACTGATAATGCTAAGGATCCGTGGTATTCACCTGCTGGTTTCAATCGCGGTCAGATTAAGAACCTCGTCAAGCTTGCTTTCAACCCAAGCAAGGCTCAACGCGACCTTCTATATCCAAACGCAGTAAACCCAGTTGTAACTTTCCCAGGTCAGGGTACAGTTCTATTCGGTGACAAGACGCTACAGGCTAAGTCTTCTGCCTTTGATCGTATTAATGTTCGCAGATTGTTTATCGTTCTTGAGAAAGCAATTTCGGCTGCTGCTCAGTACTCACTCTTCGAGTTCAACGACGCCTTTACTCGGTCGCAGTTCGTATCATTAGTTACTCCATTCCTCCAGGATGTGCAAGGTAGACAGGGTATCTTTGACTTCCGTGTTGTTTGCGATACAACAAATAACACTACGCAGGTTATCGATGCTAACCAGTTTGTTGGTGACATCTATGTCAAGCCAGCTCGTTCTGTGAATTTTATTCAGCTAAACTTTGTAGCTGTTAGGACTGGCGTGGACTTCTCCGAAATCGTAGGCAAATTCTAATAAATATAAAGAAAACAGGAGAAACTAAAGATGTCCTTCAATATTAATGAAATTAAGGCTCAACTAACGGGTGGCGGCGCAAGGCAGTCACTCTTTAGCGTTCAGTTTAATAATCCAGCTAATGGTGTTTCGAACATTAAGGTTCCATTCATGGTTCGTGCTTCTAGTATTCCTGAAGCAATCTTAGGAACTATTCAAATTCCTTACTTTGGTCGTAAAGTGAATATTGCTGGTGATAGAACTTTTAATCCCTGGGGTGTAACGGTAATTAACGATGAAGACTTCCAGATCCGTAATGGTCTAGAGCAGTGGTCTAATAAGATTAATACTTTTGAAGGAAACCTTAGAGATTTCGGTGGTCCTTCGCCACTACTTTATAAGCAAAATGCTACTGTATCACAATATGGTAAAACTGGCGCGGTCATTCGTGAGTATACCTTCCATGGAATTTTCCCAACTGATATTTCCGCTATTCAGTTAGATTGGAACGCTACTGATCAGATTGAAGAATTCACAGCAACATTTAGATATGATTTCTGGGAAGTAACTGGCGGCAACACTGGTAACGCAGGTGGTAAGTAAATATAATACATTATTGATAAGGTGATATGATGAAGATTTTTGGATTTGAAATCAAGAGAGAAGAAGAACAATTAGACATTCCGTCATTTGCTCCTAGAGAGTCTGATGACGGTGCACTAGTCGTTTCAGCTGGTGGTACATTCGGTACATACCTTGATCTTGAAGGTTCAGCCAGAACAGAAGCAGAAATTGTAGCTAAGTATCGCGAGATGGCAATTCAACCAGAAGTTGATCTTGCCATCAGTGACATCATATCCGAAGCTATTGTGAAGGAAAGCAAAGAGAAAATCGTTGAGATTGATCTTGATGATTTAGATTACACTGATAATATCAAAGAAAGAATTACTCAAGAGTGGGATAAGGTTTCTGAGTTATTTGATTTTAATAACTATGGTTATGAAATCTTCAAGCGTTGGTATGTTGATGGTCGTATTTACTATCATGTAATGATTGACATTAATGATCCTCGCTCTGGTATTCAAGAATTACGTTACATTGATCCTCGTAAGATCCGTAAGATCCGCGCTGTTAAGCGTATTCGTAAGGACATGGTATATACTAACGTAACAGACAGCGAATTTTACATGTATAATGAAAGAGGCTTCAAGGGAGCTTCCGCCACTGGTATGGATAATCAGGGTGTGCAAATTGCAAAGGATTCTATCCTACATGTAACATCAGGCGTAGTTGATAAGGATAATAAGATTGTACTTGGTTATTTGCATAAAGCGATTAAGCCACTCAATCAATTACGCATCCTTGAAGATGCCACAGTAATTTATCGTATTGCTCGCGCACCTGAACGTCGTATCTTTAGCATTGACGTTGGCAACCTTCCTAAGATGAAGGCTGAACAGTATGTCCGTGATATGATGGTTAAGCATAAGAATCGTTTAGTGTATGATGCTACAACAGGTAATGTAAGAGACGATCGTAAGTTCCTTACCATGCTAGATGACTATTGGTTCCCACGTCGTAGTGATGGTGGTGGTACTCAGGTACAGACATTAGCATCAGGTGGAAACCTCGGCGAAATGTCTGACGTTGAATATTTCGAAAAGAAATTATTTCAGTCACTTAATGTTCCCACCTCACGGTTACAAGGTGAAGGTGGGTTTAACCTTGGTCGTTCATCAGAGATTAGCCGCGATGAACTTAAGTTCCAGAAGTTCATCCTTCGTTTACGCACTAAGTTCTCAGAGCTATTCTATAAGGTTCTTGAGAAGCAGTTAGTATTAACTGGCGTTATTGCTGATGAAGAATGGCCAAAGATCAGGAATAAGATTCACTTTAACTTCCAGCAGGACAACTACTTCGCTGAGTTAAAGGATCAGGAAATCGTACGTGAACGCATGAATACCGTTGCAATGATGGACCCTTATGTCGGTAAGTATTTCTCTGAGGAATGGATCCGTAAGAATATCCTACAGTTAACCGATGAAGACATCGAGCAAATGGATAAGGAAATACAGGAAGATAAGAAGAAGAACTTTGATCAGCAGGTTATGCAGGCGCAGCAAGCCCAGATGCTAGCTCCTCCTGATCAGCAAGGTCAACCTGGCCAGCAACCGCCACCTGGTGAACCATCTTCTGGTCCTCAAGAACCACAGCTTAGTCAGTAAAGTAATATAAATATAAATAGAATACATGGAGATTAATATGGCAGAACATACCGTTTCAGATATTATTGATTACGCTATTGACGGCGACGTAGTTAAGATTCAAGCGTCCGTCGACGACTATATGAAGGAAAAGGTTGCTGAAGTTCTTGCCGCTAAGAAGATTGAAGTCGGCAAAACACTTTTTAACTCAGAGGAATAAAATGCCAACACAGGATAAAGATACAGAAATGGCTATTCCTTCACAACCAAGGAAGTTAGCTCGTAAGCTTATGCAGATTGATCTTACGCCTTATGCCATGGGCAGGGCTGCTAAGGAAGTTACCAAGAAGTTTACTGCCAAGCATCCAGTAGAAGTTAGTGACTATCCAGCTGATGATGCTGAGTCTAATAATGCTCGCTTCAAGGGTGGTAAGGTCAATAAAGACAATACTCGTAAAGCCGATTATAAAACAGGCGGAGATGAGAACGCTTATGAAAGTGTAATCAAGAGAAAGCTTATCGAAAAGTTTTCTAGCTATGCGCCAGCCAAGAAAATGGCAGTAGTAAGCACAACCAAGCCGATCGGTCATACAATTTCTGATATTGGCCCTGGTCGTAAAGCGTCCAACGTAAAAGTTGTAAAGTCTAATGAAGAAACAATTGCTGAAGCTGGCGAACCAATGTCACCTGCTCCTGCAACATCTGATAATCCAGGATTTTCCGGCGATTCCGCAATGTCAACTGATACTGGTGCCGATAATGAAAAAACAAACAACTCTGGTGATGATAATGAAGAAAATGAAACTGTAAACGGTGTCAGAGAAAAGCTAGAAAACATCGCTATGATGTCAGCTGAGATGTTTGAAAATCTTCAGGACGATACAGAATTAGAAAAGCATGTTATTGAAAAGTTAGAACTTGCTCATAATTTTATTGAAGCAGTCTCAAAAGAAATCAATGACTCAAAGAGTGATGACGACGAAGAAGAAGATGAACCAGAAGGTAATCAAGGCGGCAAGGACGATAACAATATTGCCAAGCCATCAGCTTTCAAGGGCAATGGCGAACAGTCAATGGCCAAGGAAGAAGTCGAACTTGATGAAGCCACTGAAGATGACGAATCCAGAGGCGAAGAAGATGATGGCTGGTATACTCATAAAGAAATTCATGGTAAAAATGCTGTTTCCAGGGAAGATTGGAAGAAGGGCATTAGAAAGCCAAAG